AGTGTTTCGCCAACGCCCAGGCGTGGATGTTTGTCACTGTCAATAACAGTAACATGAATGTCTGGATAATTGTGTTTGAATGCCGCGGCGGTGTACCATCCACCAAAGCCACCGCCCACGATTGTAACTTTGTTGATCATACTGTATTTAGACTTGGAGGTCAGGGTAGGAGTTAAACCTACCTGATTCCGGTTTGCAATCGGACGCATTTGTCGCTCTGCCACCTGACCATATTTGGTTGCGGGTAAGGATTCGAACCTCTGGGCCGAGCTTATGAGACTGACCTATCGCCTGATTCCCCGCGATAATATTTATGCTATTATGAAACACACTACTGGCTATGCCCCCAGCGTCCCAGAGACTATCAGAGTCTAACTGACTGTAATGCGTTTTATAATAGTGCCTAAGGTTGAGATTACACCTTAAGCTGATAACACCTCGAGCATTATACTACACCTTGCGAGTATAGCTTCTCTCGACATCCACTAAGTGCCTTGCGGTCACCCAGTCTGCTATCAGCATCGCCGTTTTTAACGTCAGGCAGTAGACGTGTCGTTATATGCTATTCTGCGGATTCCATTCCGTTAGCCTTGCGAGCTATTCACTTCCGCTAAGAAGTTACGAACCTTCCTCCACAAACTAATGTCACCTTGCGAGCTTCATTAGACTTGATTCACTTGCGTGTCAAGCATTAGATGCTTTTCACATATAACCGAGGCAGACTTTGCGTTTTTGTAATGATAGTTGGGATTTGAACCCGACTGCATCCAGCTTAAAAGGCTAGCGTTCAACCATTGAACTTTATCAACCTACTGCGATGAGCTGCCTCAGTTGCTGAATAATCTTTTGGACTACCCAATACAACTCACCACGTACCTTTTGTCTTGCGGACTACTCAGTCGTCTTTTGCGATCTCTGTCTATCTCGGCTTTCGCGTAAGCCAGCGACCACTAAAACTGCATACGAGCCCTTGGGTGCAACCCCTTGGACCAGTACACTACCCTTTCTCATACCAGTTAACCGAATTGGTTTCGTAGTGAAGTCAGCACCACCTGTTACTTTCCAACGACTCAAGTTCCCCTTGCGGGCTTGTAAGCCGTCGTTCTTTCCACTACATTCAGCGTCTCTGTTACCACCATCCGTCTTTTAAATGATGGCCCCCTTGCGAGGGTGAGCAGGCTTGCCTAAATGAACCATTGCTGGCGGACTTATGTAGGCATACATCCTTTGGCTGTGTCACCACAGTTATTCTTCGTAGACGGCAAGCCGCCTACAGGAGATTAAGCTCCCCTTAAAATCTTATTAGGACTACCATCTGCACTATATGCCTAACTCAACAGCTTTACTCGAGTTTACTGTTTATTGTTTCGGTTACATAACGCTTGATCATGCCTCTGTGCTTACAGAAGGTAGACCTAATAATTTTACTATATCAAAACATACTACAGGAACTAGACTTACCTCACAGGACCGTCTCCTGCTACTTCCGTTTCGTCATTACAGTCCAACATACTCCACCGTGTCATATTTGGGTTTCCCCTCAACTTTCGTGTGCGTTGCAAAGAGCCAGTCCGTCAACTGGTTATACTCCTTGCAAGCACCTAGTGGTGTTAGCAACCTGCAATTTGTTTTGATATAGTAAACTATATCGTTTCCTTTTTAAAGAGCAACAGTTAATTTCTTAACATGTATCTATTGTAGCACCATGAGATCATGATGTCAACAACTTTTTAAAAATTTTTCAGTACCATATTGAAATACATTCTCGGCGTAACGGGCTTTTTCATCGCGCTGGTTAGGCTGCTTCGTAGTGAGACTCAACTATTAACCAAGTTGATCGAAGTCTACTACCAATGATGAATGTACTTCAATATGGTGGATGCGGCTGGAGTCGAACCAGCAGTGCCAGAGGCGGCGGATTTACAGTCCACTGGGGTTACCAATTTTCCTACACATCCAAATTCTTTACCATATGTAAACACACTCAACAAAATCTCATAGCACCTACGTCTACAAGGGGAGAATGTGTTTGCATATGGTAGGGGCACAGAGAATCGAACTCTGATTAATAGGTTAAAAGCCTACTACTTTAGCCGTTAAGTTATACCCCCATATGGTCCCTCCAGACAGAATCGAACTGTCTCCTCATCGGTTAAGAGCCGAGTATGCTACCGTAACACCTCGAAGGGATGGATCGTAAATAGTTTTCTTTTACGTGCCATCCCAGACCATACAGGGTGCTGAGATGACACTATCGTTTACCTGAACGTTTCATGTCATTACCTCTTTGTGTGTTAAAAGTTAAATTATAGCACCTTCGTGCTGTTTGTCAATACCTGACATGTTGTTTTTACGCAACATGCCAGTCGTCTGCTTCTTTGTACTCGATGCTTTCGTTGCCATCGTAGTCACTGATTCGGAACAGTGTTCCTTCGGGAATCCATTGCACTGTGAGATCACGCATGCCACCCAGATAGGCGTCGGGATATTTCAATTTGCAATAGACTTCACATTCGTCCCACTGTTCACGTTCCACCAACTTCACGATGGCAGGATCAAACATCATCTGTGGGTACTCGGTGTTCCAGGTGTACCAGCCAGCACCAAAGCCGGGCGAATACAACACTGCAACTTTTCCATTCTCACCCAGTTTGTGTATTGTGCTCATACATCGTTCCTAAACTTGCGCCAGTCCTCTAGGTCTGGCTTTTCGTTTTCATCATATGTCCAACCCAATGTCTTCATCATCTGATGTTTGACCAGCAGGTTGGGGCTACGGAAGCGACCAGTGTCCTGGAAGCCCATCATGACTCCCACTTCACAAACAGCGCCTGAACGGCAGATGCCTGCAAAGCAGTGTACTACAACATTCATCTGGTTGTCAAGAGCATGACGTAGTAGACGCACCAGCTCGTTGGCCTGTGCCTGGCTACACTTCATGGATTCTTCCAGAACATGATCGTCACGTTCCACATCCAGAAACTCAAAATTGTGAATTTCCTTGAACTTGTGAGCAGGAGCAGGACGCCAGCTGGCTGGATCCACGATACTGATCAGCATGGAATTCTCACCAGCCTCGTGATGGAACCTTTTTGGGATGTCATCAGCCGCTACGTTTTCAATCCAGGGCATGTCAGCCTCCTTTAGTTAAATGGCGCGACCTAAGAGATTCGAACTCCTGACCCCCAAGTTCGTAGCCTGGTGCTCTATCCAACTGAGCTAAGGTCGCATTGATTGGCTCCGAGTGTGGGGATCGAACCCACCTAACCACTGATTAACAGTCAGGTCCCTGCACCTTGCTTGGATTTCTCGGAATAATAAAACAGGATGCTTATTTTTGAATTAAAAGTTCAATTTAAAATTTGCTGGACGCATCCTAAAACTGGCACCGGTGCTAGGGATCGAACCTAGGACGACAGAGTCAAAGTCTGTTGTGTTGCCAATTACACCACACCGGAATAAAATTGTTACTGGTCTCTGTAGCAGGATTCGAACCTGCGACCCCTTGCACCCCATGCAAGTGCGCTAGCCAGGCTGCGCTATACAGAGTCAAATGGCGTACCCTGAGGGATTTGAACCCCCACCAACAGTTTTGGAGACTGTGATGCTGCCGTTACACTAAGGATACAATTAAAGTTTGCGAGCAGTTTTGAACATCACATCCCACAGTGGGGTCATGATACCAAAATTGCAGGGATAATGAGTATGATGAAGCATGTGCCACTGACCTGATGTGTAAAGTGGATATGCGTTAAAACTTCGATTATGCTCTACCCATTCCTGGATAAAGGCTGCGTAGAAATAAAAACCTATCATGATCCACCACTGTCCAGTTATCCAACTGAACAGGAATGTGGGGATGACTTCAGTGGTCCAGTAATCTACAGTACTGGGCCAGTTGTCGTTGAATAAAAATATGTTGTTCCAGTGCCAGGTGATCTCATGCTGACGAACGTAGGCATGATGTTCACGGTGCCATCTGCCCAGAGCAGGCACCATATGGGCGATTCTGTGAATCCAATAGATCATAAAAGACCACAAAAACAGCCATGCAAGGCATTCAAGTATTATCATACTAGTATTTACACTAAATCTGGTACCCCCTCTCGGAGTCGAACCGAGAAAAATCTTCCTTTTGAGAGAAGCGACTTTGCCAATTTGTCCAAGGGGGCAAATAACTCTGGTGCCCAGGGCGAGACTCGAACTCGCAAAATTTGGTTTCTAAGACCAACACGTATACCAATTCCATCACCTGGGCATAATACTGGTAGCCACGGACAATTTCGAAATGTCGACCTATCGCTTATCAAGCGAGTGCTCTGCCCCTGAGCTACGCGGCTAAAAACTCTCGGGCAGTGTACACTACTGCCCTCCACTTATGAACTAGTGTGTACAATTCCATGAGCAGTACTCTGGTGCGGGGTAGGAGATTCGAACTCCTTCCTACTGGGTGGAAGCCAGTGATGCTAAACCGTTGAACACTAACCACGCATAAAACTTGGCGCCGCCGGAGGGATTCGAACCCCCATTC